CGGCGTTTTTGACCTGACCGTAAAGGCGAAAGGAGATCTCGAGATCGACCCGCACCACACCATGGAAGATACCGCGATCTGCCTTGGGACGGCATTTCTGCAAGCCGTTGGCGACAAAAAAGGATGATGGTAAAATAAAAAAAGAAAAGCGAGCGTCGGCGCTTATTTTGGTTAATGAACTAAACCAGCGAGATTTCGGAAAATTAAATAATGCCGAAAAAGACGCTCTAATAAGCGCTATAATTACGGTCATGGGTCTATAAGGAGGATTATGCTATTAGGTGTTGATGTTAGCAAGTGGAATTATGGTTGGAATCCTAGTAACGCTACAAAGCCTATTCATTACGTTATCCAAAGAGCGTCATACGGGGGAGGAACGGGCGCTATAAAAGATGAGCACTTTGAAGATATTTATGTTCAGGCGCTTAAAATTCCCGTTCGTGGGTTTTATCATTATTATTCATCGCATGTCCACTGGAAACTTCAGGCTGACGCCTTTTTAGGCATTGTCGGGGATAAAGACTATCATTTTCTGGCGGTGGATTACGAAAGAGCTTATAACACGCTTGACAAACGAACAATCGCTGAATTCGCCGAGATGGTGAAATACCTTAAAGAAAAAACTAACAAGCGGGTATTGGTATACTTCAATATGGACGTGTATTTTGACGCTATCGCCGGGTACGGTTACGCTGATTGGGCAAACACGCAAGATGTTTGGTACGCTCAGTACCCGTATGGAAGCCCTAGCGCTCCAAAGCTTCCCGCTGGGTTGGATAAGTGGGTTATATGGCAATGGGGCGGGGCGGATGTCGAAAGTAACGAAGCGTCTACCGCTGGAATTTATTATGGCGGTGGTCTGCGTGGAATTGACCTGAATTGGTTTGACGGAACGGAACAAGAACTAAAATCTTATTTCGGAGTTTCGGAAACGCTTCCGATTCCTGAACCAATATCCCCAATTGGTAAGGTTACTGTTCAAGTGTTGTCACTTAACGTAAGGCAAGAACCAAATACAAACAGCGCCGTTGTTGGAAAAAAGTTTTTATTTCAATCTGTTAACGTATATGATATTTTGGAGGGCGCGGATGCGTGGGCTTTGACCGATGACGGTTTTATAGCGCTACGCTACCAGGGCGCTTACCTAACATCATGGCGACCTGCCGTCGCCGTAACAGGTAAAATCGTCTGGATAAAACCACGTCCGTTATCTTACGACGGTCCCGCCGTTGTGGCTGGTTCTGACGCTCCAAGACAAAATCACCCACACTATCCCATTGATGATAGATGGCAGACATGGATAAAAAGCCTTTCTAACTACCGTTCGGATTGCTGGGAGTTATTCTCCGCAAAGGATGTTGGTCCTAGCAAGGGATTCAATGACCTGGGGAAGCTTATTTACATTCCAGCTACGTGGAGTTTCAACGTTGTATCGGCGACAGGCAAAAAAGATAATGGCTGGGTTGAGGTGAAGTGCGTAAACATGAATAATGGAATTCCAGCTAACATGTCGCATGAAACACACCCTACCCTTATAGGCGTTATGACTACATCGACAAAAGACGGTAATATCATGGGATTTGAGCAAAAAAACGGCATCCCGTCACCGTGGAATTCTACCCGTGACCCGCTGATGTCTTACGCCGATACGCTTTGGCTTCCAGAAGAATTCACCGAAGATAAATGCGTGATACGGGCGAGATCTCTCAATGTGCGCTCGTCCTACGGAACCCATAATCCTGTCATCGCTTCGTACACGTACGGCGACTCCGTCGACGTTCTAGAAGTGAAACATTATGGCAACGATATTTGGGCGAGGTCAAACAGGGGATGGTTCGCCCTTAAATATAATGACGCGTTTTACACGAGCTGGAAGGTAGTCTAATGGCTGTAACTAACAACGAACTCCACAGTGAACTCGTAGCAATACGTGAGTTACTCGAAGTGAAAATAACGAACCTGAGCGATAAAATCACTGAAACATCGGATAAATCGGATAAATTAGATAGCATGATTCGAGGGAATGGAAGCAAGGGGCTTACAACCAGGGTGGCGGAAATAGAAAAAGTCATCACTGCCCTGGAATGGGCTACTGGGTTTATTATCACTCTTCTCATAGGTTATATAGCGACCAAGCTGTTCGAGTTGTTATAGTTATTCGTGTAGTGTATAATTAGCGTTATGGATAAACAACATGACGCAACGATAGTACCGATATTCGGCGATTTGCACGCTGGTAGTACGGTCGCAATGATGCCACCAGATTCTTGGATTGACCAAGACGGAATAGAATACAGGCGAAACAAGGTGCAGGCTCTTATGTGGTCGCACTGGCTCAGATCGTGGGAACAGGTATCCGCTACGGCGGGGAAATACAAGAACCCACGATTTGTTGTTATAGCCAATGGCGATATGGTTGAAGGAAATCACCACGATTCGCGCCAACTTGTTACACGCAGTCTGACAGGGCAAGTTTATATTGCCGAGTCTATTATCAAAGAAGCGCTTAGTATCATCGGGTTTGATCATGGAAGGGATAAGGGTTATGTTCTTGAGGGGACGGAAGCGCACGCCGGGAAGGCGCATGAGCAAGAAGACGAACTAGCGAGAAGGCTGGAATTTGAGCCGAGAATGAAGGGAAGGTACGTACACGGGCATTTGAAGCTTACCATAGATGGTGTGAACGTTGACATCGCTCACCACGGCGGAAGCGTAGGTGGAAGGGCGTGGACGAGAGAGGGAGGCTTGCTCGGCGTTGCCAAGAATATTTACTGGCAGGCTGTGGAAAACGGGGAGAAAATACCAGATTACGTAATACGCTCTCATTTGCATAGGTTTACGCAAGCCCAGTATATCGGGAAGAAAAAAACAGTAAACTCTATGGTGTTGCCAGCGTGGCAATATAAAACTCACTTCGCTAATCGTGTTGTCGTTGATAGCGACGCAAGTATTGGCATGGTGTGGCTTGAAATCGCTAATGGTAATTGCAAGCTACATACAAACGTCATGGAATATGATATGGAAGGGTATAAGAAGATATGAAAAAGGAAGAATTGAATCGGTTGCTTGACGAGTTGGATTTGACACCAGACATAGTTGACGTGTTAGACAATGATATATTGCTTGAGGATTTGGTTGGCGCTGGCTATAGTTATACGCAAGCTAAACGGACAATGGACAAGGGTATAAAAAGTGGGAAACTACAAAAACTGTACGCTGTCATAAATGGTAAGAGAACGAACGTATATAGAACAGTAAAATAGGGGGGGCGCGTGGCATAATCACCTACACGAGGGCGTTCTCATGTATAAATTTTGGTAGTTTTTGGACATGATTGCCTCATTATATCCTTTTTGTCAACATATTTGGTCATTTAGGCTCCGCTTCTTCCAACATTTCAACCGCTAATTTTATCTGTTTTTCGTACGTGGATTTTCTGCCGTATTTTTCCCGCACGGCTTGTATTGCCTCTTCTGACTTTCCCCAAAAACAGCCCAACTGAATCATTACGCAAGTATCGTGTTTCACGGCGATTCCCGTTCTTTTTTCCGTACCAACTGGTCCAAAGATATACGCGCCGTCAGTACAGTTAAAATTCGCCCCAGGTAAATCCGCGCTGTATAAATTCGCGTTGTGTAAATCCGCGTATCGTAAATTAGCGTTTGTTAAATCCGCGTTGGTCAAATTCGCGCATGACAAATCCATACCCGATAAGTCGATATGCCCAAAATCAACCAGGTATTTGCTTCCACTGTTCAACCATGCTACATGATCCTCAAGCATTGTCTTCAATTCTTCTTTTGTAATTGTTTTCATTCCAATAATCCTTTCGCTACTAAATCTATGCATCCAGACGGATCCCGTGACAAAGCTTGCGGACTAAACCTGTAAACTCTCCAGCCAAGCATTGCCGCTATATTCAGCTTCTCCCTGTCCGAGTCGGTGGCGTGTCTTCCGCCGTTGACGGCGTGGGAGCCACCGTCAACCTCAACCGCCACTTTTTCGTCAACGAAGGCCCAGTCGAACCGGTGCCTTCTCCCTAATTCCCTATCGAAGTGGTACTCCGCCGTTGGAACCTCTTTGTGACCCAAGAGTTTCCAGTAGTAAAGAAACAAACCGCTCTTGTCGCTTGACTTTGGACCGACCGCTATTTTTTTACCCAAGCTCAGCCTTTCCTAGTTCTTTCGTGTCGACAACTCATTCATCGCCATATTCGACCACGTACAGCGTTTCGCTTGAGACGCACCATAATATCGAGCCATTAGACAGCACCCTGTCGAGCAACATTTGATTTACATCATCGGTGTGGAATACAGAACCTGGTCTGAATCCGCCGTCCTTGATGGTGAGCTGGTCTTTGAGCAAGATATAATATTGCGTTATCGTCGTTCCTTCCCTTGTCGCGCTCTGGTATTTCTTCTTTGGCTTCGGCGCTCTGTTTTCATCCCTGCATTCAGGCGTGCAATATGAGCGGTTTCTTCCGTCGGAATATTTAACATACGTGTATTCTTTGCCACACCCAACGCATGTCGCCATTTCATCGGGCGCCCAATCTTTCGTTGCCTCAAGAATATCAGCGTCACTAAGCGTCAAGGTCATATTCATCACGATTCCTCGATTTATCTGCGTCAAAACCATCCAACGGATAGCGTTTTTCAAGCTTCTCGATATTCATGCGAGCGATTTCGTTGAGCGGGGTTCCGAGTTCACGAGCCGCCAGAGCGCAATACCACATGATGTCGCCTATTTCCTTCAGCGCCAGGTCACGGTCAAATTCGTGGCTTTGGAAGCGGAATTTTTTCACCATATCCACAAACTCACCAGCTTCACCGGCGAGTCCGAGAGCAACATTCACAATCTGGTCGTTCTCGTTTAGCATTGTGTTTATCGTTCTGTTAGCTTTTTTCTGGTATTCGTTTAAGTCCATTTTGTCACCTAAAAGTATACGCCGGACATTTTATTGAATAATTCCGTTGTCATCATAACATCATTCATGACATACTTCATCACGGTTCCATCGTCCATGGTGGCGACCTGGCTGCCGTCTAAATCGGGTAAAGGATTATTTATTCCGTACCTTTTGCACACCCATTTTAGCCCTTTTGCCCTGTCCGGGTACAAGATGTTCATCAGGTCGAGCGTGTTCGCGTTCCCATACTTGCGCAAATCGGGAACGTTCGGGACTTTGATTCCGAGCGCCATAGAACGGCGAAGCAGGAATGGAAAATCGAAGCCTATGATGTTATAACCGCATGATTTTCCGAACCCTCCCTGATATATATCCCAAAACTCGCTAATGGTTTCGGCTTCGTCCCCAATCAGTACCAGGAATTCGGAAGCGTTTCCGATTCCAATCGCCCGCACAATTCCGTAATCTGGGTCGAGCGCCATTTTACTAATCCATTCTTCACGCTGTTCCTGAATGTGCGCCAAGATTTTCTCTTCGTCTTTGTAATTTGACGGCGGTTTGAATACCGGCTCAAACTCCTTCGCTTCCTCATTTGCCATGGTCTCTATGTCGAAAACTAACATTTTATTCTCCTTGAATTAATTTATATTTGCCATTTAGTTCTGAATTAGGCTATCAGAATAGTACGTTCTGGTTCCATCGAACTTGACGAAAAATTGCCCGACCTCACCATGCCTGTGTTTTTTCAAATACAGCGTTTTGTCAAAATTACCCTCCTCTTGATGCAAGAATATGATAATATCCGCCTCTTGTTCCAGTGAACCCGATTCCCGCAAATCAGACAACTGAGGAGTTTGGTTAGACCTACTCTCGATAGCTCTGTTGAGCTGGGCGGCGGCGATTACCGGGAGGTTGTATTCTTTCGCTATCGCCTTCAGTTCTCTGCTCACGTAACCTACTTCCTGCTCTCTATAATTCGATTTCACGTCAGCCGTCATCAATTGCAAGTAATCTACAAATATTATATTTACATTCCCGAGCTTGTCGAGCTCTTCTCTGATACCCTTCGGCGTAATCGCTGACGTGTCGTTTATATAAAGATTCCTCTTGACCTTCGTTAGGCTTTCCACGCCGTCAAGCAATGTGTCAAATTCTTCATCCGTCATTCTCCCCGTGCGTTGTTTGACCGTGCTTATTCCTGTACGCATAGATATAAACCGCATAGCCACCTGCTCGTTGCTCATCTCCAAAGAGAAGAACGCTATTTTCTTCGGGGTGTCGGAGTAGATAATGTTGTACATGATAGACGTAAGCAATGAAGTTTTACCGACCCCTGGACGAGCGGCGACAATCACAAGGTCTGGGGGCGTAAAACCGCTTATCATCAAATCAAGTTGCCTTATACCCGTCTTTATAAATGTCAGCTCACCCCGGCTCGCCCTTCCCGTAGCGTCAAACGCCCCAGAGACAGCGTCATACAGCTCAACAGTATTGGATTTCAAAAGTGGGTCGACTGATTTCAACAGAATAGCCAAATTCGCCAAAATTTGCCCTGTTTTTTCGCCGGCATACGCCTGTATCGCAATCTCGCTCATAATGTAAATAATTTTACGATTCTCGGCGTAATTTCTGACAATGTCGGCGTAAGATTCCGCCATGAGCGTTGTTGAAAAAACGGATAACAGATGGGCAATGTAATCCTCACCGACGATGTCATATTTTCCGGCTCGTTTTAGTTCTTCCGTTACGGTAATTGGGTCAATCGCCGACAGCGATTGGAAAGCTGTCCAGATGTGCTGTATTCTGACATCGTGGAAATCCTCTGGCGATAGTATGCTTTTCAGGGTTCCGTCTATAAAAACAGCGCTTGTTACGCCCTCTTCCGCCTCTTGGTTATAAATCATTTTTCATCCTTTCCAGTTTTTCTTGAATGAGCCTAGCCCTGTCTGGGTTTATTTCACCCGTTGGTGGCTCGAATACTTTTGATTCCTGTTTTTTGGGCTGGTTCAGCGCCCAGGTTATGGACTGTGGTCTTACTACTGTCAGGTCTTTGCGGACACACAAGTTGACCGCCGAAACGATGTCTTTCTTCGATACGCCTATAACATCCCATTCTGCGAACGCCTCATCCCATGCCGTAAAGTAGCGTGGAAGATATGTCACGCCCGACGCTTCTACAAACGCCTCGGCGTATAGGCGATGTTGGTCGGAATAGTCATTTATTCCAGAACCGAGGTTTCGTGTAGCTTTATTATTGTTGGTTGGTTCTACATACGCTTCCCGGAGGGATGAGAACTTTGTTTTTTTGTTATCCCTAATAAAATCTTTGAAAGTGTCAACGGCTTCAGGGTCGAGTAAATTTTTCTTGGTTTTTCGCACGGGTTTTGGTTTAGCGAGCACTTCATCCCTTAAAGGGTTAATATGATGGTTATTATTATGGTTTAAGTCAAGTGGCTTGACTATCTGATAGTCAAGTGGCTTGACTATCGATAGTAAAGTGGCTTGACTATCATTTATTTTTTGAACGTTCAATTTATAAATGTTTGTCCTGCTATCGGCGTTGGTTCCTGATATTTCGAGGTATCCATTTTCCTTCAGGGCTTCGATTGTGTCTACAATACCTTGTCGTGAAAGGCATGTTTTCGCTTCCAATCTTGTTAGCCCCGGGTAAGCTATTCCATCGTCATTACAGTGGTCGGCGATGGCGAGCAACAAAAGCTTTGCTGTTGAAGCTTTCGCCGTGCTTTCAACGCCGTTTTTGGTATAAGACAGGTCTTTTATGTCCGCCTCAAAAGTAGCGGACATAATTCGTATGCTCATATAAGCCTCATTCCTGATTAATAATTATGTACTTGTTCGTGTAATATCTGCCGAACTTTTTTCTGGTAGCTATTTTTATGAAACCGCATCGCTCTAATTTAATCACCGTGGACCTAACTGTCGCCGCCGTAAGATATACATGCCTGGCGATATTTGGCAATGAGTCATCGGGATTATCCGAAATGTAGTTATATACAGCCACGGCGTTCCATCCGCAAATCTTAGCAATTTTATTATTCATCATTAACCTTTCAGTAAGCCCCGTGAGTTCATCACGGGGCTGGTGTATTTACAGGGTTTCGGCACCAATCACGTTCTTATAATGGTTGCCGTTGCTCATCGTTTTCTCTGAGTACTTCCAGAACACCCTAATGGGTTTCTCGATTTTCTGCGCTTTGCGGAAATCGTCCTCAAACAAACCCAGCAACAAGCCGTATGTTTCAAGGGCGAATCTCGGATAAGTGGTGTAGTTGAGCCTCGGGAATTTGTCGCCAACCCGCCAGACCTCAATCCCTACTTTGTCGTCCTGCTTCGGGTTGATGATTAACCAATCGCCATCGACGAACTGAGTCTCATCGTTATTTTCTCCTTCCTTCGGCTGTGTAACAGCGGGCTTTTCTGGCTGTGTAACGGCTGGAGCTGGCTTTTCGGGCTGTGTAACGGCTGGAGCTGGCTTTTCGGGCTGTGTAACGTCAACAGTATCCCGCTTCGGATATGGGAAAAAGTCGAAGCTCTTCGCCGTGTCGACCATGTCGATAAGCTGTAGAAACGCTGACAGACTATCTACCGACCGTGCCGTTACGTTGATTCTGAAAGGCATACCGTCCTGCTTGCCCCACAGTTCCGTCCACGCTACTCCGCCCGCCTCAGGAAGCTCTGTTCTTTCTGAGAAAACTTCCACTAAGCTATCGGTTACGCTCTCGGTCTCGTCGCCCGGGAGGTCAAACGGTGTTCCATTATCTTTTGCCATTGTTCCTCTGATACTTTCTGTAATATTCTTCCGCTCCTTCTTCTACGTTGCGGAAGTTGGATAACCACCAATCGCCATCGTACAAATACACTTTGGCGATTTCTATCTTCACACCACATTTCGGGCAGACCATAAACACGTCCCCCATTTCATTCCCCGTGATTTCGGAGTACTTGCCGTTTGGCTCTATCAGCTCTAACATTTTCTCTCCGCAGTCCTTGCAGTATCTGTGCTCGTAAGCCGCTTTGATACCACTGATGGGGAATTCCGTTTTTTCTAGGGTAGCTCTGTCAAATTGATAAACATTCATTGATTTTCCTTTCCGTCATTATTGTTCAATTCTGGGTTCTCTTCATACTTTGGCACCCATTCATCACCTATTTCTTCCATCTCGACTCCACAATATTTGCAAACGTAGTAATAAATAGATGTATCGTCTAGCCCATATCCAGAATAATAACGCTGGAACGCTATTTCACGTTCTTCTGGTTCATGCGTGTGATTTATAAATTCCAAGCCCAGCCTCCTCCCACGTGCGTGATAAGCATGTGGAACATTACAGCTATGGCTATCACCCCGAAAATGTATGTAAGTAAATCAGCTCCAGATATGTTTTTCATTTTGTGTTTCTCCTTTACTAAAAGTATAACAGAGTTTTGATAATTGTCGAGGGGTGTTATAATTGAATTACGGAGGAACAATATGACAATTTTCAAATCACGTAAGTTTTGGCTGGCTGTATTTGGGGTCGCTCAGACCCTGGTGTTGCATTACTACAATGTGCCTGAAGCGGTCTGGCAGTCAATTTCAGCGCTTGTTGGCGTTTTGATTGCTGGCATCGCTATCGAGGACGCTGGCGAGAAGTCGGCAGGCTAGGTGGAATATATAAAAGCGGGGGAAACCTATGAGGACGTGGTTTCCCTCGCCATATCCGCCTATAAATCCTCCAGTAAGAATTTGTGGACGTGCGCTTCGCACGTATGGCGTCTTTACGAAGAATATGGCATGTATGAGCGTTATTTCACGGCGATGCTATGCTCTGAATTATCCGTACAGCGTGACACTGTTTACCACTGGCGGAAGGCATGGGAGCTTAGGCGACAAATATCGGAAGCGTTTCCGAAATTCGACCATGAACGTTACAGCATATCGCATTATTACCACGCTTACGACCACCTCGACCTGGGGCTGGAGTGGATTGTCGATTTCCTCGCCGTAAGTGGCGAAGAAGGCTGGTCGACTCGTCGGTTCGCCATGGAAATGGAACAGGCTACCGACGATTCAGGCACCATCGTGTGGCTGAAGCGCAAGCTGTCTAACCTGTTGAAAAGGCTTACCAGATTGTACCAATCAGCTGAGTACAGCGGTCTTTCAGACGAAGATCAAGAGACGATGAGAAAAGCCATATCCATGCTAGAACGGCTTACCTGAATCGCTTGCACTTATAGCTATCAGCGCCGGCGTTGTAGACAGATATAATCATATCGAGCGCAAGCGCCAATTGGCTTTAGCTGATTTGTATCAAGAACCCCTCACTAACTTTGGGGAAGACGCTGTGGATCGCTGGTTTGAACCCAAGCAAGTGGAAGAGATGCTGGCTTTTGTAAATAAGTTGGCGATTTAGGACTCAATTAAAATAAAAACCAGGGATTTAGGGTTGTCTGACCGCAGTCTGACCGCCACACGGCATGAAGCCGAATTTTGTCCTCTGGCAACTTTATTATACATCTTGGTACACTATGTCAACATGAATTTTCATACTGATTACAGGAGTATTTCTTGCTTACTGATCCCAAACTTAAAAGCCAGGTAGACCAACTCTGGGACAAATTCTGGACCGGCGGGCTGGCCAACCCGATGGACGCCATTGAACAGTTCTCCTATTTACTCTTTCTCAAACGTCTGGATGATGCTGAAAACCGTCGGCAACGCCAGGCAGAACGACTCAAGAAGGATTATCAAGCGCAGCTTCAGTCGGAATTTCGTTGGGGGTATTGGACAAACCTAAAAGCGGAAGAATCCCTGAAGTATTTAAAAGAAGCGATCTTTCCACAAATGCGCACACTCGGCGGAACTACCAGTTCTTTTCAGCTTTATATGCAAAATGCCGAGTGTAAGATCAACAAACCCTCTTTACTGATCGAAGTTTGCAAACTGATCGACAACATGGATATTGCCCAACAACAGCAGGATGTGCAGGGCGACCTTTATGAGTATCTTCTTTCCAAGCTCAGCACTGCTGGGCGCAACGGACAATTCCGTACCCCGCGTCATATCATCCGCATGATGGTGCAGATGATTGCTCCGCGTCCCAAAGAGCGCATTGGTGATCTGGCAGCCGGCACCTGCGGCTTTTTGGTCAATGCGTATCAGTACATCCTGGAAACGCATACCTCCTCTGAAATTCTACGTTATGACGAGCAGGGTTGGCCGCATAACTTGATCGGTGACCAGTTGACGGATGAGGAACAGAAGGCACTCAAGCAGCCCGAATCACTGCGCGGTTTTGATAACGATTCAGGTATGACCATGCTGCGCATCGGCTCGATGAACCTGATGCTGCACGGAATTGAGTCACCACAATTCTTCTACAAAGATACCCTTTCCAAAGTCTACGAACAGGAACGGGATTACGATGTCATCCTGATGAACCCGCCTTTCAAGGGTGCGGTGGATAAAAATGACCTGAACGATTCCCTGCAGCCTGCCGGCACAACTAAAAGCGAACTTCTCTTCTTGCACTTGATCCTGCGCACATTGGATATGGGCGGTCGCTGCGCGGTGATCGTGCCGGACGGTGTGCTGTTTGGCTCCAGCCGGGCACATGTAGAGCTGCGACGGAAATTAATTGAAGAAAACCGCCTGGATGGAGTGATTTCGATGCCGGGCGGGGTTTTCAAACCCTACGCCGGCGTATCAACCGCGGTATTGTTCTTCACCCGCGGCGCGAAGACGGACAAGATTTGGTTCTACGATATGGCCAGCGACGGTTTCACGCTGGATGATAAAAGAACGCCTGTAACAGAAAACGACATTCCCGACATCCTGACCTGCTGGCAAAACCGCCAGAATGTGGAATTTCAGACCAAACGGCAGACACGGATTGAGGAGCTGACATTCCAGCTCAAACCACTGAACGAGGAACGGCTGCGTCTGGATGCTGAGATCAACCGATTGACCTTTGAACAAGCTATTTCTCCTACCGGTGACGGTCCAATCGCGGAGGAACTGCAAGGTGTAAAAAGCCACTTGAAAGAATTGCAAACTCAACTTGCACCACTGCGCGCTGAATTTAACCAACTTTCCCGTCAGTTTTGGGTAAGCAAAGAGCAGGTCAAGACCAATAAATATGACCTGAGCGTCAGCCGCTATCGTCAAAGTATTGGGGATAAGGTTTATTACGAAATACCACAGGTAACTTTAGAACGATCATTACAGTTAGAACTTGTGATTGTAGATGAAATAAATCAACTAAAGGGAATGTTGGGTTGAAATCTAAATTAGTCCCTCTTTATGAATTGGGAGAAATAATATCTGGTTCAACACCAGATACTACAAATTTGGAATATTGGAGGGGTAATATTCCCTGGATTACTCCGGCTGATTTAACTGAACATCAAGGAATATTTTTCACAGGAGACCTAAGGAAGATTACTGAGTTAGGCTATAAAAGCTGTTCAACTAAGTTAATTCCCCCAGGAAGTATTTTATTCAGTAGTCGTGCCCCCATTGGACATTGCGCGATCACCACTTATCCACTTTGTACCAACCAAGGGTTTAAAAATTTAGTCCCCAATAAAAAACTTGACCCAATTTATGGTTACTTTGCTCTAAAATACCTTACCCCACAAATTGAATCTCTCGGTAGAGGAGCGACATTTACTGAGGTTAATAAAGAGTTATTTGAAAATATTTGTATTCCACTTCCTCCCCTCCCTGAGCAGCAGCGGATTGCCGCCATCCTGCAAAAAGCCGACCACCTGCGCCATCTGCGCAGGTATGCGCGTCAATTGAGTGATGGTTACTTGCAGTCCGTGTTTTTGGAGATGTTTGGGGATCCAGTAACTAATCCAAAAAAATGGCGATTAACTCAATTCAATAAGGTTTGCGATTCTAGATTAGGTAAAATGCTGGACGAAAAAAGGCAAACCGGTATGAACAAGCACCAATATCTACGAAATTTTAATGTTCATTGGTTTTATTTTGACCTATCCAACATGGCCGAAATGGATTTTGATGAGAAGGATCAATTAGAATTTCAACTAAGGTATGGAGATGTTTTAATTTGTGAAGGTGGAGAAGTCGGTCGGACTGCTATTTGGCGAGATGAAGTAAAAGGATGTTATTTTCAAAAAGCACTTCATCGCGTTCGCCCATATTCGAAATTGGTTACTTCTGAATATATTATGTACCTTATGTGGTGGATGGCAAAAAATGGGGGTTTGGGCGATTTTACTTCCCAAGTAACAATCGCTCACCTAACTGGTGAAAAACTCAAGGATTTGATTATTCCAATACCTCCATTGTCCAAACAAAACGAATTTTTAAATGTCGTTAACCAATACATTCTCCTTTCAAATAAACAATTCGAATCTGAGCGACAAATGGAGTACCTTTTTCAATCATTGCTGCAACGAGCATTTCAAGGGGAGTTGTAAAATATGAGCGACCTGCCAACCTGGATAGACATTCTTCTTCAATCAGGTCCCATAATAATTAAAGGAATTCAGCGAATTTACACTCGCTACAAATGGCGTGGAATTTCAAAGGATGCCCGTGAAATTGCTCTAGCTATTCACAGCTTTTCATGGACAAATCTCCAGCAGCAACTCCCAACAATTATCAAAATTGGTGAAATTGATCGACCTGAAATTACCCAAATCCAGAAAATTTGGCAATCAACTGATACCTCAATTCTTCTAGATGGAGATGCTGGTTCAGGAAAATCAGGGATTGCGATTAGACTCGGGAAGCGTCTTTCTGAAGGGGGAATGCCTGTTCTCTTTCTTAGAGCAACTGAATTTTCCTCTGATCAAGATCCAATAACAATTATCCAAAACCGAACGGCAATTAAATATCCACTGATGGAGGCTTTGAGTAAACTTAGCAAAGAAAAACCAATTGCTATTATTGTTGACCAGCTCGACTCCGTTTCAGAAACTGACCTATGCAAAAACTTTGTCGGTTTTCTCAAAAGCGTTGCAGGAATTCCAAATATAAAAATACTTGCTGTAACACGCAAATACGAATTACAACATGATCCAGATATTTCTTCATTGGGTTTTCAACAAGAAGAGATTGGCAGATTTACAAATGAACAGGCGATAAATTTTCTTTCCCAATTAGGCGTTAACAAACCATCTCAAGTATTGATTGATTTGTCAAACAATTTGCTTAATCTCAGCCTGATTGCTGAGGTTCTTTCTCATCTCTGATACTAATTTTTTGAGTTCCATTTTGATTCATCCTTTCATTTTGGCGTAAACAATTTTTCAATTCTTTTCGCGGGTTTGTTTTTGCTTCCCACATATCTCATATCACTACTCCCAATCATCACTATCGACCCAGATGTCGAATGGAACGAATTCCAGGCATCCATCCAGATATATACCATCTTCCTTGACCTCTAATTTTGAAAAATCCAAATCGCAAGCGTAGAAGTCGCTTTTCATTTCCTCGACGGTGGCGATGTACGGCTTCATCATCAGGCTACCAACCGATACATACAGCTTATCCATGTTACGACTCCTTGTCGACTCCAAAATACCTTCGCGCTGACGCTCCCATCGCGTTGGCGTATACGCCGTAGCTATCGCATACGACCCTGGATTTCGCAATTACGCTATCATACCACTGCTGTGGGTTATCGACCTGGCCGTCCCAGCCGTCAACCTCGGTTACTGGGTCTCCAAGCAGGGCATCCCTGACGCCAACCCATTCGCCGGCGTCGCCGTATTCGAGACCTCCGACAGCGCTCACAACTACGCCCTCGCGGAATGTGACTATATACAGTCCTCCGCCGTTATCCTCAATTATCTCAAACCCGTTTCTCATTTTCATTCTCCTTTTTATATTTTTCTATCTCCTTTTTATATTTTTCTATTGTTTTTTCCTTACCGCTGAACCTCCAGCAATGGATTACGCTGTCAAGTATCTCCAGCTTCTGGACATCGCTAAGGTCGGTAATTACGCCCTGTATATCTGCCGATAATCCCGAGTCAATCAATAATGCTATAGACTCTAATGCGTTGATTATCTTGCGTTTAGGCGAAACGTCGTGTGAGTACCCTCCATACATATGTGTGATCTCCTCAGCCACTATTATCAAACGTCCTCTTATTTACAATCATTTTGCATGTCATTTTATATTCCCCATTCCCCTTTGTCAGTTTGTTTTTTTGGGGGGGGGAGGTATACCTACCCCTCTTGTAAGTATTTCTAATCCATCCGTATACTTCATATTCCTCCATTAGCTATAAGCGCACGCTTGCGGTGTAAAATTACTAGTCCACCTTGCCACACCCTTGCTGATTCTAAATTCGTCCACATACCCTAACATTAAAAACCCATCTATTCCGCCGATAGTCATACTTGCGGCGAAGTTAGCCATAGGTGTCGTGTCTGTTTGCGTTGTCCCAATTTGCGTTCCGTCGATAAAGCAATTATAGCCTGTCGTTCCCTGTTTTACAAGAGCGACGTGATACCATGTATTTGTTGACGGAGACCAAGCGAAGCTCAAATCAATTGTAATGCTCGCCGATTGCCTTTGGCGGAATTGTATGCCCCCGACATTGGTATTGTACAAAAAGCGCCACAGATTATTGTTATCCACCTTTTGTCCACAAAAACCCCTGTTCGAACCTACATTGTCGAATCTTACCCAGAAGTCAATCGTCCACTCATTAGAATTGCTCCCGCCGTCCAGTTGCCAGTCCAAACTGTCTGAGGCGCTAATGTAGTCTCCTGTCCCGTCAAAGTAGCCCGACGCTCCGCCAAACTTATACTGCGTTGTGCTGATTTTTGCGTTACCGCTAGCCGTCCATGTTCTTCCGCTTTCGTCAGTGAACGTAGTTGAGTTGTTTGCGCCGTTCATGTGCAAAAGAGTTTTCACGTATGAATCGAATCCTCCTCCACACCCTCTTTGTACGGAACGCAATTTATGGCTGAGCATTACACCACGCTCCCGACATAAGCGCCGTAAATGGTTGACCCAACCTTCCAGAATTCAATAACATCATTAGCCGTAAGTGTCGGCGCTGACCCGCCAACCCACTTTGTGGTAAACCACGTAGCCGTGTATGTATTCCCGCCGTTTAGGTGTAGTGTAAGGGACTCACCAGCGTTCATAGAAAGCGTAAAGGTGGTATTCGCTGTCATTGTGTATGTTTGAATACCGCCGTCCGCCCTGCTCAAAGTACTTGAGGAGGCATATACGACTTCAGCGAATTCTTTTAGAGCGTCAAGTTCCACATTTCCGGTAACTGTTCCGCCACTCAGCTTCAAATAAGCGCTGTCATGGTTGTGGTCGTCTAATATATCAAGAGCCTCCTGCACGTTATCTTGTGTGGAAGATAAAAACCCGCCAAAGTTAGTTGTATCAGTGGCGACCTCCAAAGCGTTCAGCTCAATAGGTAAAGCCCGCACCAAAAGTATTCCATTGCCATTACTTGAATGCACAACCGCGGCTACAGGAAATTTCCAATACCCATTCGCCGGTTCCACGTTTGTGAGACCGCCGGCGACGGACGGGTCGCAGTATAGAATATCACCCTGGCTAAACGAGCTTGTGTTTAAATTGGAAACGTTTCCAAAAAACGTCACCTTCCCAAAAGCGTTATTCAATATCTGCTGGGTTGCGATTCCCATGAAGTACTCGTGCGGGTATGTGCCGTCACTTACCGCTTTCGCCCCCTTTAGCACACCGCTTGCCCCAACAGCTCCGGTAAACATTACGGCGTCGCCGTCATTAATTGTGGCGCCAGATTCATTCTTTATGTAAAAATGAATCTCTTGTCCTAATTGCAAAGTTGTTCCCGTTTGTGGCAAATCGAGCGTATCGTATGTGCTGTTCCACGAGAGCGTGTGCCCGTCAATGCCGACAGTGGTGAATCCTGGCGTAAGCGATGTGGCGACAACAGGGTTCGCAGGGTCGGCGCTGTCAACGGTAATGTTAGACCCTGCGACAACAGAAGCCATGATGCCGTCCGCTCCCGTAGCGCCCGTTTCCCCCTGTATACCTTGTGTACCTTGCGGACCCGTTTCCCCCTGTATACCTTGTGCGCCTTGCGGACCCGTTTCCCCCTGTATACCTTGTGCGCCTTGCGGACCTGTTTCCCCTTGAACGCCTTGCTCCCCTTGTATTCCCTGAATTCCCTGCGGTCCTTGTTCGCCGATTGCTCCAGCCGGTCCTTGCTCCCCTTGTATTCCCTGAATTCCCTGCGGTCCTTGTTCGCCGATTGCTCCAGCCGGTCCTTGCTCAAATACAACGGAAGCGACTTCTAATTGCTCAACGGAGGTTACCACGGAAGAATCGTCTACGGTAATAGATATCTCATTGGATGAATTTATCGCCGTTATTTCATCAGGAGCGATTACAATACTAATTTCTTGCGGCATTTTGAGTACTCCGTAAGAAGAAGTTACCCGCTATGATTGTTCTAATGTAACCGCTTGCGTCAGTCCATTTTAGGTACCATGTGTATGTTCCCGGAACAACCTCTGTATCTATACTTGTGCTCGCTAGAACGGCTTTGATAACACCCGTTGACGCCGTAACAGTCGTTACGGTCATGGAAACGGTCGTTGTGTCATCTACAATAACTCCAGCTGAAAATGTATACCCGGTTACATCTATCCCAAGAGTGATATTGAGTACCAGGTCGTCATCGTCGACCATATATACATCAACTTTTGCCGGTAGTTGGTTGATAATTTCAGCCATATTTATTCTCCTTATTTACTCTTATCTCGCACTTTCTTGTTTTAACTTGCCCGTCAATTGTGACACGTGCGGATAAAATATACACATTGCCGCCCTTTAGCCCGCTTATTTTTCCAGTCGAATACCTGTTAAGCGAACCAGAAGAACCAGACTGTGTTGACATTCCGACTTCTACATCGGCAATATACTCTGAAGCCTTGTCCGTTGCCCCTAAGTACAGGTGAGTATCAACACTTGTTATATTCAATCCGCCTATAATCTCGTCAGTGATATAAAACTCATCGTGTTCGCTTACGGTCATAGGGCTTTGCCTCATCCATATTTCTGGGGCGATTTTATATAAGACAGCCTCATCAGCGAATACGGGTGGCGGTTCTTGCGCCTCCGCTCCAAACTCTTCCGTTTCGACCGTGTAATCGCTTATATATCTTGCTGTGCCCTTGCTTATCCGAATTTCATCAAGCCAGCCAGAGAATGCTGTACGCTCATCATACCCCCTGCCTATATGCCACGCTGCATTCTCAAACATATCAATAGACAAAAACGTTCCAACAAGACCGCCATTCACAAACAATCGAATATTTGCCCCTTGTCTGGCGATAGCCACGGCGTACCATGTGGCTGTAGAAAACGCATAAGTGATAGACCTTGTTAGTCCAACAGAATTATGTTTGCTATACAGCGTAACCTTAGTATTGTTTATCTCGATTGTGGAGTAGTTTTCCGTATTGCTCACCGACACAAAAAGAACCCTCTGCGTCGTATCTGACAACCGAACTCTAAATTCTACGCACCAATCGCTACCATAGAGCAATAAATCGTTTGACGTGCGGGATAAGTAGCCACTTCCACTAAACTTTCCGCTGGCACCGCCCAAAACGTACTGTCCCGTATCTATTTCCGGACCAGAGGTAACGCTCCACGTTGAGGCGGCTTCATCCGTGAACACAGTAGAACCGTCCGTTCCGTTGCAATGAAGAAGAGCCTTAGTGTAACTGTCAATTGTCATTGTAAATCGCTCTCTTTCTGAACAACGATTTTGAACTTACGGGAGATAATCTCGCCATCCACTGTAACCCTTGCTACATACAGATATGTATTTCCTCCAACAAGCCCGGAAATTGTCGGGGTAATGTATGTGTTTTTGTTGATAGCCACAGAACCGCTCAAATATAAATACCCTTCATCCACTGAGCCGTGATAAATATAAGAGCTAACATTGGTTATGAGAGACCCGCCTATAATTGTATCGGTAATCGTAAAGGAGTCTGTCTCTACAATATTCTTATTCATATGAATATATCCTTTGCTTTTGTCACAGCCTCTTCGTGTGTTGCAAGATATGAGCCTGGTATTCTGATAACTGGAACGACATTTCCGTATTCATTCCTCAAATTTTCGTACACAAGTATATCCTTCATGGCATCTTTCTGTTTCTTGCTTTCATTTTTATGAGCGTACTCACCATCTATTTGAATTGGGTAATAATACGGTATATGCGCCACAAGAAAGTCAACCTCCAGCCACCCAAGCATATTTCTCGGCGATATTACAGGCAACCTGAACGCGAATTCTTTTCCAATGGAGGATAGAGCCCTGGCGAATCTTTCCTCGATATCCGAAGCTTTATTCCCATTAACCCAACCCGTAAGTGTCTCATCGCTTCTTACAACGGTTGGGGTTCCGAGTGGAAGGTCGTCATGCCGAGGTCGGTTCAGTTTATATTTAAACATTACGCTTCCCTTAGCACAACAGTAATAACACCGCCCCAGGACTTTTGAAGCGTGTCCACATACTCTCTACGAACAGCGGGCGGTTCAACAATCACATCTTTTCCGTCTAAATCAATAATTGAAGCGTGAAGCCTAAGAACTTCGGCGCTTCTCGCTTTTTCTTTTAGCCATTCAAGAATAACATCCGGCTTTTTATCAGGTGCCCCGGTAAGCGTGCTCTGATTGGAATCAGCGCTCACTCTTATTACCCATTGATACTTCACCGGGGTTCTAGCGAAACATTTAACCACGGTGGCATCTACAATTGGAGGTGTAAGGGCATTCCCCGTAAGCATAATCATTTTATACTGAAACGTGTATACATTGCTCTTATTTACCATGACTGAGCCGTGCGGGGAGTCAAAAATAGTGCCAGCTTCTATGTAGTTATTTGTTCCTATATCGCTATCGCAATGATACTTAACGACGATATTTGCGTTATTTTTATTGGAGGCGGGCATGGTGAAGTCACTTCTGTTGTTATAAAGATTCTTCCCAATAACCGATAACTCCCTGAACATCTTCGGCAAACTCACCATGTTCATATCAATAACGGAGGATTCTACAACGCTATGCGGGGCATAATACATGGTGTCGTCTTTAGACGGCGTGAAGCCAAGAGCCGGGAACCGCATAAATACAATATCCCCGCCACAATCCCATACGAGTAACGGATTCACAACATACTTACCCGAATACCACATTATGCTGTTAATCGCTTTCCCCGCCTCTGGCGCTCTCCATAGCTCATGCCAGCTCACCCCATCGAATACCATAATAGAGCTGTACCCAGCCCCAGCGTCTACCGCTACAAATAGTTTATTGAAGACGGCACGCATATCTGTTACAAAGCCCATCCTGTCGGAAGGCAAACCATTCCCCTTGTGATAACCAACGTCATTCATGTTGGTGCCGTAAATCTGGTCTATTGACTTGTCAATGGAGACGTATAAATATTGCCCAAGAATCTCGGTCGCTCTTCCGTTCGTTGTGTTATAAGCGTCATCTATATTTGCGTTAAACCGAACAATGTTTGACGCCGTTCCGTCTTTCTTTTCGGCTTTATAATATATCCCGTTTGTTGTGAACATCCATAAAGAGTTGTTATATCCGTTTAGACCGGTAACTTTTTCACTCTTGAAGTCGTTGACATTGGCATACACTAAATTGGTTCCCCAGTCTTTTACCGGAGAAGATTTCACATAATTGCTGATGCTAACGTAAATATTTTGCCCGCTTACGCCCTCCGCAATAACTGAAATGATGTCAGCTCTATTTGTTCCGTCATCCGCCCATGTTGTTCCGTCCCAGCGCCTTACGTTATCGTCCGCCCCCTGAGCGAAATAAGCGATGTTATTGACGACGCATACATCCCGAACGTATCCCAACCCGGTTGATGTTACTTCGGTTGCCACTAAATCTGTATGCGAACTCCATAAAAAGCTAGCAGGTGTTGATACAAGTTTATAAAGTTTGCTAGTCCCGCTTGTTTTTATCTGAACAGCGTACATATCATCTTTGTACATAAACAGTTTGTAATCGTCGCTTGTAATAGCTTCTGATATTTTGAAGTAGAGCCTATAATAATTTGCAGACCACGTAACGGCGTCTGAGGAAGTATATGATAGTGGGGCGTAATCGTACGGAAATTCGCACGTCATTATTTCCCAGTGATTGGCTGTAGTATCGGAAGCGCTTCCGAAAGTAGAGATAAAATACTTAGTCCCGCTAACAAGGCTTACTGGTGTTTCAAGCGTAAGCTTATGATAAGTTGGCTCATCACCAATTTCTCTATTCGTGATGAGCATTGTTTCAGATATGGAAGCGTCCGGCAAATCACCGGTTGAAGAGTAAAGCGCTATTTGCAGATTATTTGGGTTGCCAACTTTCCTTACCCAAACATAAACCTCATCAGCGTCAAAATTCGAGCTTGGCGTGAACTCGGTTGTTCTATGAGTTCCAGAGGTTGATTTCCATTGATAATTCTTCGCCGGCTGTATTCCAACCTGCGCCTGATTCGCCCCAATAGCGTAATGCCACTGTGGGATAGCGTGAACAACGCTATCAGATAGCGTCCACGCATATTTTGAATCTGAAAATCTTGTTATATCCTTAGAGAACCGCTGATTTCCTCTTCCACCGCTCCAATCGCTTTGCTGAATGTGGCTCATGGTCGGGTCAGCGTCGCCAAATTCGCCACCCTGCTGTACCAACGATAAAGTTGATGGGGTTTGTGGTGTCTCTTGTATGTACTTATAATCACCTTCTAATCTCAACCCAATGGTCTCATATCCGTCCGATAGAGTTAAGGTGTGAGTTGGAGAAGATGTTTTTGGATTAACATTAACTCTCGGCATCAGTAGCCTCGTTCTTATAAGGCGTCAGGTATTTTGGTTTTTTCCGTTTCGGTTGCGTATATCTGCGCATTGCCTCTCGTGAATCTTCCATAGCCTTGTTGGACGTTTGTCTTAGAAACTCGTTTGTTCCGCCGGTTCTGCGAAGTTGATATTCAAGAGCCTTTTCAACAACAACTTTCACAATATAGTCAGAATGAAATACCTCTGATATTTCATCGCTAAGAAGGTCTACGTCGGGGTGCTCGGTTTCATAAAGTAATTTTAGCGAATACCCACTCGGCAGTTCATTGGAAAAACACAATAACCCGGTTGACCCGGCGGCTGAATTGATAACGTACCATCCCCCAATGTCGTTCCAGTCATTATTCGTTTTGTCCGTTTGCATTTGAACGCCATTGATTTTATACTTCAACGCTGTCGGAATTGTATATTCACTTTGGCTTGCCACTGTCACTAAGGATGTATCAGCCAATTGAATTGTCCCCATAGATTGTAAGGCGTCATTCACAAGCTCTTTTAGCGTTTCTAGCTCAATAATATTTCTTACCAACCCATATTTATCGCCCCTATCGACAGCGACAGTAAGGCTTGAGGAAAATGTAATAGTATTAGTAGAACTCGAGTAAGCGCTTACTCTTGCGACTTCACCCTCCGGTGCCGTTCCGCCAGCCTTGATAATGAATACGAGATTTCCGACGATATCGTCATCGCCGTAATTATCGGGACCGATGTTCGTATCAACTAAATACCCCCTTGAGCCACCGGTAGCGGTGGAAATTTCCATATACCCAAGCGAAAGATAAGTTTTTTTCAATATGTCAAAAAGAGTTGTCATCGCTTTACTCCAATAATCTCATGCTGTTCGGCCTCGACACGTTCATTGCCAACCATAAGGGTGTATTTACTTGTTCTCGCCTCAATAACATTCATCCCTATTTTTTCTAATATCACCCTGAGGTGTGATAATTTAAACATCGCTCTATGAACATCCCACTCGTTAGTTTGTCCGGCAAATGTATGCCCCCAGATAGCCTTAGAAGGCGTTTCGGATAACACTTGTCTTGCCGACCACTCCCAGCTGGGGACTATTATAATTAATTTGCCGTCCTTGATAAGTGCGTCTTTCCATCTTGTCAAAACATCAATCGTTCTGTAATATGGGAAATGTTCCAAAACGTGGCTGGCGAGGATAGCGTCAAACATTTCTTTATATTCCATATCCCCGGCATCCATTACGATGTCTGGTTTCTGTGATGGGTCCACGTCCAGTGTCATAACCTTAGCGTCAGGATACAGATTGGCAATTTGCGGTTTTACATTAGGACCGATTTCGAGAACTAATTGTTTTCCGTTCTTTCGTTTAGGCGCCATAAAGTTTACGGTACTCCGCTCCTTCAAATGCCTTAGGGTAAAGGTGCCCGCTTTCTACGGATGTATCAACATACACCTTATAGCCGCATCGCTTAGCCCTTTCCGTAAACCCAATGTCCTCCGTCCTGTTATGCTCAATCATAAAGAATGGGAACTTTATATCTATGGTCGGGTCTGTAAGTTTTTTGTGCAACACATTCCCGATAAGTTTGTCAGTAATTTCAGCGTCTTTGCCGGCAATGATGTCGTCTTTGTGGATTAATGTAATGCCCCCACCCGTTTCCATTTTTGGAACGTACTTCTTTTTTATATCTTCAAATATGGAACGGTGCGTAAGCATTGACCCGAACCCGACAGAGTCTACTTCGATTATTTCTCCAACTTCCCATTTTTTATTGTCCGAGTTTATTGTCCTATAAGCGTTGTTATATTTTTCATACGCTATTGGGTTATGCGGAAAGTGCTTACCGTAGTAAAGCCCGCTAACCATTTTTTTCTCTGTTCTGAGCAGTCTCTCTAGACCGCCAATTGGAACAATCGTGTCAGCGTCAATCCAGAATAGCCACTCAACATCCGACTTGAGAAATTCATCGGCAATAAGGTTGCGGTTGTGGTCAGTGGTCATAGAGTCGGACACTAATATATCGACCAACTCAACGTGTTTTGTAATCTCTACAATGTTCTTCATCATGTGCGCCCACCACTTCGCCTCTTGCGCTCCGTAGCAGGGTATTCCCAAGCTAACCCGTTGCATTCTTCCCTCTGGGCTTATTGTCAGAGGTTACAACCTCATCTTGCTTTTTATTATTTATAACTTTTTTTTCTTCCTCTTTTACAATCGAAAAAACGCCTCCAGAGCGTTTGATTTTCATAGCGTCAGCGTTTGATACTTCTTCGATTGTTCCAATTCGAATATTCCTGCTTCCGAAGATGTTGCCATCCTTGAAGGGTTCTTCAAACATAATTCTCATTACATTCTCCTAAAAGGGGAGGGTGTTACCCCTCCCCAGTTTGATGGTTTTTGTTACGAGGTCAAACCGTAAACGAATCCATGAGCCTTATCGTTGGCGACTGCCAATGATATCTCGCCTACTAATTCGGCGGCTTCAAAGTCGCCAGTCTTGCCGAGCGGACTCCAAGCGAATGGGCGTAGAGTGTACAAGCCGATTTTGCTTGAGTCGAGAGCATAGGCTTTCGACAATGGGCACCAGCGGTCTTCTATTAACCGCAAACTGCCGTATTGGGTATTCACGCTGGTGATAGCTCGCATCCCAAACTCGGTATTCATCTGGTCGACACGTACGAAGCTTGAAGAATCAAGCAGGGCACGAAGGTCGTTAGCGACTGACGGGTTAAGCACAAGTAAGTCTGGCATACCACCGTCAAGATAGATATACTCAAACAAATTGTCAATATCCGACTTAGCGATAGCGCCACCAGCGTTTACCGAGTTATCGGTAATAAAAGTTCCCAACCCACCGAATGAGCGTGGGGTAGTGGCTGAACCAACGGCTCGAATGCCATGAAAGATAGACTGCTCAATCTTGCGGAACATTTCTTTCATTCCCTTATTCGCTTTGTAAGCCCACACATCGTCATACCCGTAAGCGTCAACCACCATTTCGGATCCGTTTATCTTCAGCCCTTTCTGGAAAGTGCTGGTGTAGTTATACGGCGCCGAGATATCGACAAGAGCGTCAAAGGAAGAAGTCGCTCCCTCTAGACGAGCCTGCGATACGATAGAAACGGTCGAGGAGCTATTGTGCGTGGCATTGGTTCCGCCATAAGTACGGGTAACAGTCAAATCTTCACCCGAAACAGCGGATACCCACATATACTCGCTATCCACAAGGATAACGTCGCCGGACTTGAACAGCGAACCGTCCGCCACAGTAAGAGTAGTGGCGTTAGTTGAGATAGTGGAAGTTCCCATTGCCCCGGCGGTTGGGAAGTACTCATCCTCCAGCCATTCAATTTTAGTCCCATTCCCACGCAAACTGAATTTACTTCGAGCTGAATCCAAACCCCCAAGAGCATCGAGTAACGGCGTATCGACAGGGTCGATAAGCTGAATTACATCATTGACAATACGTTCCTGATTAGTCGTATCAGAATACGTAGATTTTGGAGCGTCATACACAGTAGTCATTGCTACTCCTTATTGTTATGTGATATTGAGTCCTTTCTTACGATACTCCATTTTCAGGTTGATAAGCGCGTCGCCCCGTAAAGTAGAGGCTCTGCTCTTATACTCGCTCATAAGATCGGTACTCGTTCCTTTGCCAGTTTCCTGCGCCAAAAGCGCCGGATTGGCAGTTTTATTTTTCCGCATAGCGAGCTCGCTTAGCTGAACAGCTTGTTGCTCTGTATTTTGCGTGCTAAGCAATACTTGCATAACGTCCGGGTCATTATCTTCAAACCCAAGTGCTTTTACGAGAACCTGCGCGGTTTGCAATTTATCGCCGTGAACACTACTGCCGGTAGTATTATTAGCGTTCCGTTCTTCCAGCTCTTTGATTCGGAATTCCTGTTCGATTTCACGGTCAGTCATTCCTGTTTGTTTCATGGAGCTGTACTCTCGGAAAAAGTCCCTGAACCCCTTGTCTTTTTTGATCTCCGCTATCACTTTATCTTTTTGTGACTGCATAATTCGTGGGTCGGAAATCATTTCTTTGACGGCGTTCAATACTTTGTTTTCAAAAGCTTCTGCGTCAAATGAATTCGGCTTACCAACATTCTCTGAAACTTCGCCGTTGGCTACGGTTTGTTCCGTGTCTTGTGTGCTATCCATTTTTATATATTCTCCCGTTCATCATTATAACACGCCTATTTCAGGTAAAAATCGGCGGCTATGTCTAATAGTGTATCACGGTCAATATTCAGACCGAAGTTTAGATTTACCGAGTTTATCATTCTCGTTACCATTGAGCTCTCGGTGCTTGTAAATGGCTTCCCGTCAGAGAAGTATTTTTCTAACGCAAGCTCTAAGCTTGCCGGAATCGGAAGCGTTTCCGAAATCTCATTCCACGCAGGATATTGCTGTTGGACAACCGGAGAAAGCTCTCGCATTATATTTTGTTGCCCTATACTCGGGTTCTCTACTCCACTTTGAACGCCCGTCGGTATTGATTGAGGAAGGAGAGTTTCGTACCTGTCCATGCTTATGTCGACTTTAACATCCCACTCTGCTTTTAGAGCGTTATACTTCTTCTGCATAGCGTCCCACCCTATTTGCTTATCAAATACATCTTGCTCTTTCGGGTCGATAATAAGCCCACGAGCCTTGTAGTACTCGTAATAGTCCGGGTCGACTTCTTTTTCTACCTTTTCTCTAAACTGACCGTCATAATATCTTTCAAGCTTCTCCATGCCATCATAATACGGAGCGACTATTGGGCTACTGGCGATAAGGTAATCCCTATATTCTAAGGCTTGCCGAACTTCCGGGTACGCCATCTTGAAATTCTCTTGGTCAATGCTTCCATAACTAAAACTGTAATACACGTCTATTTTGTCAAGAATATCAGAGCCAAATCTTGACTGAATATCTTGGTCAATATAACGATAATTCTGGCGTACCTCGAGCCACTTTTGAGCGGTTGAATCCGGCGGAATGGATATAAGCGTTCCTATTTCTACCATAGCCGTCATGAAGTTATCCCTGTCAAGCGGATTCCAATTCCTCATGTTCCCCTTGTCAGAATAGAACTTATCAAATAGCTCTGGGTCTAGGTTTACAGCGTTGGCTATTGCCGTAGTTTGACCCGGGGCAATGCGTGATAAAACAGAGTATGAATACGCTTTGTCTCTTTCCTCCCCCCCCTTTGAGGATAACAGAATAAGGTCAGCGAATTTATACTTCTTGTGTATGAAGTTCTGGTAGTTACGCATTTCCTCCGAGGTAAACCGGTCAGAGTTTTGCCACATCTGGTAATAATCTTCATAGAATCTATCAACTTCAGCGTCATACCCGGTTCGTACTTTCATTCCGGTGCCAAGAAAATACGAAGAAAGGGTTCCTACCGCCCTGTTTTTCGTTGATAGCAACACCGCCTTATCCCACACCTCCCCTTTAGACTCACGAGCCGCCTCATACGCCTGCTCTAATGTTATCTGCCCGCTTTCTGTAAGCGCCATAAGAGCACGCCCAACCCTTCGGCGTTCGTATGGGTCTGTTCCTGTTTGCTGACCAAACAAATGAACAAATGGGTCTATCTCAACATTTTTCCCAAACATCGAGCCTACCGCCTTAATTGAGGCGCTTTGTGGTAACAGCCTCCCCGCCCATCTCGCCGCGGCGTCTTGTTCGCCATTTGAATACAGGAACGCCGCCATAGCCATCGAAATAGGCGTCCACGTGGTAGGTCCGAATTTGCCGATAGCGTCTAGGGTATTCGTCCAAGCGTATTCCATTGTCCCTGGCTGACCAACAATTTTTTTCTTGTCCGTGAAGTCGATACCCGTAATTCCGTTTAGCGGGTTTAGACTCGCCTCAAGGTTCAGGAATATATCATTGCCAGATTCCATACCGAAAAAGTCACCAGATATACGAACGTTGTTCCGCATATACTCTGGCATATCTTCGTTTTGCTTTTCCATTGCTTCTCTGTAATTCATATATCTGTTGGCGATAGCCGGGTTTGCCGCTAAGCGTTTCGCCCAGTGCCCATATGTTCTTGTGTACCAAAACTGATAAGGGAAAACGTATTGCAGGGCGAGGTCAAAGTTTCTTTTCCCTCCCGCATAGTCGAGTAACACAAAATCGCGCGTTTCTTTCATATGGCTGAATAAATTCTGTTTGAAATCAACCATTCTAGCGCCATTTATTTTTAGCCATTCGTCAAAAGAAGCCTGCTGCGCCGGTGACAAATCATCTACAAGATATTTCGGGTTCCCGAACGCTTCCCTTACAGCGCTCTTAGTCGCCGATATTCTCTCACGAACCCCCCTATAAGCCGTAGAATACATTTGGCCGCTTGTTGGCATAGCTTCCGCCTGCAATGGAGTTTTTGGGTATGGGATTTCGTCAAGAGGTCTGACAAAATCACTACCAAGATTCGCCATTACGTCGTCAAAATCTTGCGCGAAATCGCCTAGTTGCTCAGCCTTCAATTTAGCTAACTCATCTGATTTAGCTATAAGTTCATTGCCAAGCCCGGCACCGTGTTTTTCTATTTCTTCTGACAATTGCAAAATGACATCGTCGGCGTAACGAGCTAGGCTTCTATCCCCAATGGCGCCAGAATATATATCAACTCCTGTAATACGTCCCATATTTGTATATGTAACCAAGTTGTTATAAAGCGACTTTATATCGTCGGGCATATCTTTGCCGAACTTTTCCTTCAGGAAGTTTTTTGCCCCAAGCAGCCTTTCCCTGTTGATGGCAAAGCTTCTAAGGTCAGTCATCGCCTCACGGAAGTTATCAAAAGATTTTATATCGCCGAGCTTTCCCTTGCCCAGTCTGATTCTTTCCATATTGACAATTTCAAAAGCGGAGCTTGCCGGATTCCGATTTCCAATACGAGTTTTTAGCCCAAGAATGGTAGCGAACTCCGCAAACGCTGTATGGAATTCTTGCCGTATAGAGTAATAATTTACGCTATTTAGAAAAGCCTTTCCGTCCTCAAACTTGTCAGCCGATAAGTACTTCCTGCTTATCTCAAATCTTTTCGCTAATTCTACATACGCTGAGCCAGCCACCGTATTCGGGTTACGCTCGGCGATGTACTTCATTAACGTGCTTAAGTTTTTAGCGAGGTGTTCTTCTTTACTCGCTATTCTCATATCCCAAAGTTTATTTTTCGCCACATCAAGCAAATCGGTATGGTTAAGGCGCAAATACTTTTTGACGACAGCTTTCAATTCCTTTTTTCCGCCTACCGCAGCGATAAGTTCAGTCGTGTTTTTTATATTTCCATTAGCTATATCATCCGTCAGGTTTTTAACGGCATTCCACACTTTCATATCGGCTACATCTGATTTTTTAGCTAAGCTATCACGCATGCTTCTAAACGTGTCTAATCTATTTGAAAAGATTTTTCCGACAAACTCATCCATATCTCGTAACAAATCCTCAAACACGGCTATTTTTTTGCCGAACCTGGTCGCTTTTCCGGTATCTACTCCGGCGTGTCTTAGGTCGTCAATAATCCTTTGGGATTCAGGGTGTAGCAAATCGGCAACAACATTATCTATGTCATCAAATGATTTTGCCCATTCGGCGTAGTCGATATCGTCTAATTTAGACATAACCTCATCAATGTTGCCATGAGACATTGCCACAGATATTTTTTCCATAAGGAACGGGTCTTGGTTGATAAGCGCCTGTAATGGTTCCGGCAGGACGTATCTTGGATCTCTAAACGCCTCTCGGCTTATTTCACGAATGGATTTTACCTGGTCTCCGTTATAGCGCATAAGTTTAGCTTTGAACGCCTTTACGAATTCTTCTGGAACGCCGGCTCTTATTAGTTCGTCTGTGTCAGCCATGAAATGCCCAAGCATTTTTTCAGAAAAGTTTCGCCCAGCCTTCGCCGCCACATTCGCCCCGAGTAGTTCTTCGCCCTTGCCGGCGATTCCACGCATAAACTCAAATGGCGCAAGCAAGCCCTTTGCGCCTTTTTTCGCCGTTAGGACCGGACCAAACTGCCGTACAAGGGAATCTGGAACTAGCCCAAACGCTTCTTCAATATACTTATAAGCGCTTCCGGGTTTATGCGCTACTGCGGAACCTACCTCAGTGACAGCTCCAATAGCCGCTTTTGGTCCCAAATCCACGAATGTTTGAGCGATACCATTCAGGTAGTTACGTATAGCGTACCCGGGAGAAGACAAATAAAGCATGGAAAGGTTTTCATTAATTGTGGCTATTCCCTTATCGCCGACAATCCCGGTCTGAAGTTTTTTGTGCAGAAGCGCCGTAGCCTTCGCCGTATTTGACAATTTGAAGCGTTCAAACTTCATTAGTTCTTCCGGAATAACAGCGTTTTTATCCTGTTTCAAGAGTTTAGCTATTTCGTCCTGCTTACTCGCTATTTCCGCTATATCCGGGTACATCTCTTCTGTCGCCTTAGAAAGGTTTTTAGACATCCACTCAAATACTTTTTTCTGGTCTCCGCCCTTCGCTATGTCATATAATTTTCTTGCGTCTAATTCGCCTAACGCGTAGTGCAAAAACTTAGCTGTTTCTGAGCCGTTATCGGATAACGCCATAAAAGCGAGGTTGTGTCTTTGGAGTAAGTCAAGCCCAACCTCTATATCATCCGCTTTTCCGCTACCAATTTTCACAAACCCGGTGATAATATCGCTCATCGCTGACATATTTCCACGTGTAGCGTTTAGCATCGGTGTCAAAACTGTGTTCACTCTATCCATAACCTGAACACGCTTTGAGCCTTGTGTTAAATCCCAAAGCCCGCCGAGTTTATTCACATCGCGCGGATTATCAGCGATAATTTTCGCCGTAGCTTTTATAATATTGCCGACCTCGTCAGTAGCTTTGGCGGTTTTTAGCGCCTGAGCGACATCCACAACCTCTTCGCCGACTTTTACAGCCTTGAATACTGTTGATGTTTTTACGCCGGACGCAACTTCTACAGCCGTAGCGCCCTTTGTAAGTGGTCCCAATAAGTTCATTGGGTCAAGAGCGATATCAGCGGCGAAGTTAGCCCACGGTTTCGCTAACTCTTTCGTGAGTTTATACGGGTCCTCGCCGGCGAGAACGGAATCAATATAACGCTCATGTATTCCGGCATTCATAATCATGGTGCCAACGTTCGTTTTGTACCAAATCTTGTTAGCTTTAAATATAAGGTCTTGCTCGTCTTGTGGAAGTCTATTTGTTCCCGTTTTTATTCTGTTCTTATCATAGTCCGTAGTTAGCGAACCGAGCCCGAATATGCTAATTGGGTTTAGCGCTCGATACGCCTCTTCTATAACAGAATCGCCGTACATATCTATCCTGCCCTTATTAGACCTATCGGCGATATCTTCGTAACTTCGCCTATCAGCCAGGTACCCATAATAAAGTTGTTGGGGGTATGAAAAAGCCGTAAGAACGTCAGTGACGCCTCCCCACAGCGCTCTTCCCACAACTTTGAGGGCGCCCGGTTTCACATAGACCTCTTCGCCATTGACACCCGTAGCTACTGTTGGGGCGTACGCTTCTGACGAATGTTTATTAAGCCACCCCATAAAGCCCTCCCCATAATCTGGGGTGCCGTCTTCTTTCCATCCCTTAGCGCCGTATGGAAGCTGATTGTTTTCATCGGACATTTGCGATACCATTTCATCCGGTGTTCTTGGCTCTTCTCGTTGTGGCGCTTGCGCCCTAAGGATATTATTTTGAGCGTTTTGTATTTGAGAGTTTATGTTAGTCTGCGGAACCGTTACATCACGTTGCGTGAGATTTTGCTGGGCAGATTTTATTTGGTCTAGAAATGATTTATTCATAAGCCACTCCAGGATACCCCACCGCCGGTGCCGATTGATTTCGCGTTTCCGCCTCCGAATCCACCGCTGTTATAGACATTCATCGGGGACACGTCATACCAGTACGGCAACTCATTGAGCGACTCATATAGGCTTCCAATAAGCTCTTCTTCCGACGTACTTTGAATAATTGTCTCTGGGTCAGTAAGAGAATTCAAAAAATCTATGGTCTGTCTGTCATTAACGTTAAACGTGTAAATAAACTGCTCAACCGCCTGAGCTGGTATTTTTTGTTGTTCCAATCCCACAAGCGAGTTTCCCGTAGCGTTAGCGAGAAGGTTTATGAAATTCCCATAAAACTCAACATTTTCTGGGAATATATCGCCGTTAGCGTACATGGTATCAAGCTGAGCAATCGTGTTTTGAGTAATTGGCGGGTTAGCGTTATTATACGTTTTGCCGTATGAGCTAACAAAATATTCAGATGTATCAACCGTCGGCGGTTTGGGAACAAATGGTTTTGCCGTAACTGGCGGAGCAGTTAGTGGAGCGGTTGTCGGGGCAGTTTTTTGAATCGGCCGCCCCGTATTTGGGTCTACCATTTGCCCCATGTAGTTTTTCCATGCTTTTGCCATTGGGTCATACAAGAGACTACCGGCTAAACCTACTCCGGCACCGATAAGACCACCGGGACCGGCAAACGGAGCGCCAACCGCCGACCCCGCTAAAAAGCCATAGGCTGTCGCTCCGAGCATGTCCCCAGCCTTGTTAAGGATTTGTTTCTGTGCTTCAGGGTTAACTTCCCTGCGCATTGGGTTCACAATTCCAGCCAAGTATTCTTCCCTTGATATCGGGGCAGGTTGATTTTTTAGTTGTGAACCCGGTACGGTTTGCTCACGCAGAATATCAGATGTTGAAATATATGGCGGGCGTTGCGTTCCATACGTATATCCTCTTTGCGCCATGTCGTTCATTCTTATTTGTTGTTCAGAGCGATTAGGACCTGTTTTAATGAGTCCATAACCGGCATCCCCGAAAGTTGGTTGCCCGGGAGCGCCAAACGTTCCCTGTTGTGTCGACAACTGCACTTCTTGAGTTGTTGGAACACGACCGGTATCTTGCAAAATCTTATTTTCTGTTTTCAGATAATTCATCGTATCACGATTGATAACGATTTGCGATGATGGTTTTTGTCGTGGAAGAGTGAGAACCATTCCTGGGCGGATGACGCCGGAACTGAGTTTATTCAAGCGCATGATTTCAGCAAACATGCGCTGGTCGTTGTAAACTTTTTCGGCGATTGAGAATAAATTATCTCCGCCAGATACTACAAATTGGTTTCCTTGCTGTGGCATTTTCTCTCCTTATTGAGGCGGTCTTGGGATTCTAAGCCTTCTTAAATCTTCTACCTCAATCTGTGGTAATCCAACACCGGTCATATCCGGAGCGGCGCTAAGCGCTTGTGTTCCACCAAAATTTGGGGCATATCCGATACCCTGCGTATTATCAAAGGCACCGCCCATTTGATTCGGAAGCGTTTCCGAACCTTGTTGCATTTGTTGCTGTTGCATTTGTTGCTGTTGCATTTGTTGCTGTTGCATTTGTTGCGCGAATTTCTGTTGTCGTTGCTGTCTTTCCAACTCATAGGAGAATTGAATATCTTTTACATCTTCCATGACAAGGGCTTTTGTTTTTTGTTCCTCCGCCCATTCTTGTAGCATAGATTTTGGGTCGTGAACATCAACCGCCTCGAGGGCTCGTGTAATTGGGTAATTCAATTGGGTGGCCATCATCACGACGGCGTTTATTTTAGATAGCTCATCGGACGGGATGTATTCCGTAAGTTTTACGGACGGGTTAAAATCCTCTGGGCTTGGCAGGTTATCCGGGCTAAGAAGTTCTGGGGTTCCGTAAGTGGATACGCCCTCACGCAAGAAGTCTTTTCTGTCATCATAGGTAATAATTGACTCGCCAGAATATCGCATCCAGTCTGCCATTATGCAGAAAATATCGGCTATTGCTTGTTCGGCTACTTGTTTATGTGGGTTGATTGAAGCCATAGCCGTTTGAAGAGCGGCATTATAAGTGGCGAAGGCTATTCCAGCCGGAACGGAATTCATCTGTAGCAAATTTATTCCCGATGAGGTTTCCATTTCTCCGCCGAGTAGTTGGTACATGCCTTGTAATGACTGTCCGATTTCCGCCGGTGGTAAAGCTTGAATATCTTCCCCATGTCGTAGTTTTATCTGACCGATGGCTTCGTCCGCTTCGACATCTACCCCATCTCCGGTAGGCGTAAATGATTTTAGAACTGGCTGAGCCGCTCTTGCCATAGTAAGGCTAAGCATCAGTGTTCTAAACAGGTTTGATGTTTCCCATAAATCGCCGTTGATAATTGAGTTGAGCAATGGTCTGCGCTGTTTGTCCGGCTCTATTTCCAAAGCGCTCCCGCCTATACGGCAAGCCCAGGGAATAAATCCGAGTTCGTGTTTTATTGGTCCGAGCAGGTCGTATTTTCCGCCACCGCCCTCCGCCATTTTTACCCAGACATAACGAACATCTTTATCCCAATAATCATATACGTCGACCATGTCGGTAAGCGCTGTTTTCTTTCCGCCTTCGATTGCCGCTTTTACGTCATTGGCGGCGCTTCCCCAAAAGTCTATAACCTTGTGCGCCTTTTCTCTTTTGCATAAGAGAACTCTTTCGAATCCGCTATCTGAATATTGGACGTGCACATTTTTTGGGTTATGCACAATAAGAGCGAAGTTGCCATATTGTTTTCTCGCCTGTTTCCCAAGCGTTTTTACCGCTTTGTTATGGCTTGGCAGGTGCACTAACTGAGCCGTGATTTCGTCATATTTGAGCGATGAGGCTACGATTGCTCTTGTTGGGTTGAATTGCGACCGTCTGCCCATCTGTTTCCACATCCACATAAAGCCTCTTTCAAGAACATCAAAGCTATTGCGTGTAGCGTCTGTCTGTAAAATTGGCATTATATTCATAACTGGTTCTTTGGTGCTCAAAGCTCGCACGGCGGCGTCCAACGCGTCAGCCGGTTTAGTAGATGGGTACTTGCGGATCCACGCTGTATTCTCCCATGATTTTGGCATATTCCATTCTACGTTATGCATCTTGTCAATCTTCTCGAACTTCAAATCGCGCAACCTATCATTGGCGATCATTTCTTCCGCTATGTCTTCATATTCATCGTTTGAATACATTAAAACCTCCCAAACTGAAATAATGACTGCGATTTGTTTTTTCTATACACAAAAGAGTCATTTTCTAATGGCACAATACTATGTTGGGCTACGTGAAGCATCCAATACACGGCGTCGAGCGTATCGTCGTGGTCGTCGTTGGGGAACATTGTCCATTCCCTCTCGAACGCTTGCAAGAATGGGGTTTGAGCGTCGCTTACCCATACTCGTGAAAACTCGAATAGTGGCGCCATATGCTTCTCGAATCTTTCGCCCTTAGATTTTCTGCCTGTATGGCATGGCATAAGGGGCAAGGAGCTTGTTCTGAGCATCAGACCATAAAACTCTTCGCCCTTACCGATGTTTTCGATTCCGATTAGCGCAGGGGAATATAGCTGTGCGTAAGCTTTTAATTTTTGTTCAGCTTCGCCCTGACTTAGCCTATCACGGAATCCATCTACTAAAACGATAGCTCCCCCAGGAATCAGTCTACCGACCGCTATCGTAAAGTAATCTCTATTAATTTGCCCCGCTGTAGCTGAGGCATAGTCTACGCCGAAATAGCATTGCCATGACGGGTCGATTTTTTCATACGGGTACTTGTGCAACCATTCAGTTTTGAGGTGAGCGCCCGCAGCCGCCGTCAAATCAAGCATATACATTCTTGCGAATTCAATGCTTCCGGAAACCTTCTTTTGGCTTTCTATATCTTCCGCCGTAAATCTTGATTCCCAAACGCTTTCCCCCTCATCGTTGAGAATCGGTGTTTTTGTAGCGACGAATTCCCCTGTCGCTTTCACATACGAGAGAACGTCGTTATTTGTCCACGGCGTTCCGATGAAAATCGTCCACGATGTAGGCGTTCTTGCCGGGAAAATCGTAGACGTAAGTACGTTGATAGTCGCCTGGCTTTCCTTCGGGGACGATGTATTATTAATGTCATTGATGTCATCTATTACCAATACGCCCGTTGGGCGTTTACCAATCAGGCTTCCTGACCTGTACCCGAATCCCAACAGTGTTGGGTCTTTCCTATCGGCGTTCATCTTTCTCCACTCGCCATACTCATAGCGTGTGTCTTTAATCTGATACCCGGAAGCTGACCAGCCCAGCTCATTGTCCGGGACGATATGCGGAAAAACGAATTTCCAGCCCGGATTATGTTCGATGATATCAGCAATTTGCTTCGTGTTTGTATTCGCCGTATCATCCCCTACCTGTATCAACAAATTACTTTTAGACGGGTCATGACCAATTCTAAACAAAGTAAATCCAATCGTAATGATTGTGGTCTTAGCTGACCCTCTGAAAGCCTCAATAACCCTTCCCTTGTTCTTGAACAGTTTGGCGTCATAAATTGAGGCAGCCCACTCCTTAGCGTGCTTCGGAAGCTCTTTATCAAAAACGCACCAGAAAAAATGAGCGAATCCCTCGGCGTTATCATTATCACGAGCCCACTCCGCCCTCGCCATCCTGTAAAGGGCTAACTTCTCATCCTCATCCAATTTGTCAATACGGTCGATGTCCAGCTTTACTCTCCTATATGCTCCAGCCAGTATTCCTTTGTCTGCAAGCCCAGCTCATTGTACCATCTCTTCACATCATATCCACGCTCAATCTGCCTCAACGCGAACTTCATTCTCGTCTCATGCCCATTCAGCATAGAATGACACCTCCTACAAACCGCCATCAAATTCACCGCTACCGTGACAGCCTTATGCGACTTCTTATTGTCATGCACCAAACAGTGATGCAACTCGCTCCACCTCCGTGTACCACAATTCTCGCACATGGGACCACGCTCTTCCAATATGAACTCCCTCATTTATCCCTATTCATCTTTCGTAAAATGCCCACTCAACTTCTCAATGATAAGCTTAGCGTTCTCCCTCCCAACCTCCAGCTTAACACCCTCAACCTCATCATCCCGTTTCATTCTCAAATCTTCCAATAACTTGGCATGCTTCCCTAACGTGGACCAGGACTCAACCCTCGTCTTACCCGATTCCTCTTTGTTCAACACAACATCCTGCCATAACATGCCAGCAGCGTAAGCAAACGCCTCAGCAGGCGTAGATATAGCCAAACCATTTATGTTGGCGACACGCACTATCTCATCCCGTATCGCCGCCGCCGTCTTCTCAACCCTGAACCGCGCTATCTCTTTAGAGCTCTCACTATTGAAATACGGCACATCCGCCGCCTTCACTAATTGCTTCTTCGTCTCATTCCGTATAATCCCACTCTTATACCTGACCATCTTCTCACCATCCTCATTCTCCCACTCCTCTACAATCGTGGGAATACTCCTCGGCTTACCATCCAACCGAAGAGAAGGATCAATTATCTTACCGTTCTTAGCATTCGAAAGCGCCATACAACCCTCCGTTTTTCACCTATTATATCACCCAGATAAGCAAACCGTCAAAACCGCTAAACCGCGAGCCGTGAACACGTGAAGCTGTCAAAGGTTTTATATACGGCAAAATCTGAAGCTGTGAGCCCCCAAAGGTTTAATATACGGCAAAATTTTGTCGGGGACATAGTACAAACCAAACCCAAACAACAAACCAGCTACCCCACCAACCAAGCCTTCGCCACTGCCCCACCGTTGAGATGGTAGGCACCTACTCAACCATGAAGTACGCCTTCGATGTTAAAGACGAGGACCGTTTTTGGTGCTCAGCGGATCCGGGCTGGGTTACCGGCCATAGCTACATTGTTTATGGCCCATTGATCAACGGCGCCACGATCTTCATGTTCGAAGGCGGGCCAACCTTCCCCTACCCAAACCGTTGGTGGCAGCTCATTGAGCGTTACGGTGTAACCATTTTTTATACCGCGCCAACAGCCATCCGCGCCTTGATGCGCTTTGGCGACGCATGGCCAAACAAGCACGACCTAAGTTCTTTGCGGCTGTTAGGGTCGGTTGGTGAGCCGATCAACCCTGAGGCTTGGAAGTGGTTCTACACTGTTATCGGAAAGTCGCGCTGCCCGATCATTGATACTTGGTGGCAAACTGAAACCGGCGCGTTCATGATCACGCCTACCCCCGTCGTTCCACTAAAACCGGGGTCCGGCACCCGCCCTTTTTTTGGTCAAAGCGCCAGTATTTTAGATGAAGAAGGCAACCCTGTAGCGGACGGTCAAGAAGGCTTTTTAGTGCTAAACAACCCGTGGCCAGCCATGCTGCGCACCATCTATAAAGATCCCGATCGCTATGTTCAATCCTATTGGTCCAAATTCCCGGGAAAGTATATGACCGGGGATAGCGCCCGCAGGGACGCGGATGGTTATTTCTGGATCATCGGCAGGGTGGATGATGTTATTAAAGTTTCTGGGCACCGCTTAGGCACCGCGGAGATCGAATCCGCCTTGATCACCTACGAAGCCGTGGCGGAATCCGCCGCCATCGGCCTGCCCCACGAGGTTAAAGGCCAGGCGATCACTTGTTTTGTTCAACTCAAACCAGGATTCGCGCAAACAGATGATCTCGCTGAGGAATTAC